GGGATAATAAATTCGATTATATGCAATTTTCATATTATCTAATGGGACATTCTTATTATAATTATATTTGGTTACAATAAAGGTAAATATACCTGTTATAAGTGCAGGAAGAATTATTTTTAATATTTCTATAAATGATTCCATAATTTTACCTCATTATATTTTTACTTGCATCAGCTAATTATATGTGTTATAATACAAACCAAAAGAAACAAGCAATTATCCGTTAGACGGTTGAGCCAATATAATCAACAATGGCTAAATAAATATAATATTCAACACATTAATGACCGTGCTTTGGCGAGTGGCGGTCATTTTTGTGTTTATCAAGAACTCTAACTAGGTATGTAGAGCAAATTCCGCTTACTATACCAGTTACTAATGTAAAAATTAGTAAACCACAAAATGTCACGTATTATCCTTCTTTGTAAGTATTTCCTACATGATGTCACGAGGATATTTATATAACAGAACATCACTGCTCTGACGTGACTCAACCACCTAACCATCTCTATCTAGCCAAACAAAGATGTTTGAATAACCGCTTGTCCTCTACATTATAAATCATATGACATTTTCTGTCAAAATATTCCAAAAATAAGAGAATAATATAACATATAAATCAATCAGAGAATATAAAAATATCTTAAAAAGAAATTCTTTTGTATGGGTTGAGTCTAACTTGATCCTAGTTTTCTTAATTCTATCGACATCTAGGATAATCGGTTAATTTCAACCTTAGAAATAAGAAGATGTTCGTGCCTCTCTGCGTTAATGAGAATCCTAATTGACAGATAATAGTCATTAAATCTTATCAATTAATCTTTACTCCGAAGACCGAAAATATATAGAGAATAATCAGTAAGCATGGATACCTTGTGTGTCTTAGGGTACTTAGTTTGTACCTGAATAATAACTGGATATGTACAGTCCAATATCAGCTAGTTAGTGCTTTATGCTGATCCAGTGGGTGAGATGCCCACATTAGGTCTGTTCGTCTAGCGATCTAGGACATCGCCCTTTCACGGCGGCAACAGGAGTCCGAATCTCCTACAGATCATTACGTAGCTGATACTTAAATGGACAGCGAGGCTATACATTTTTTGTATAGCAACAGAGAGTCACTTCATGAGGTGGCTCTTTTATTATGTAGTATTGGCAGAGTTGGTATTGCACTGGTCTTGAAAACCAGCATTCCGAAAGATATGGGAGTTCGATTCTCTCACACAGCGTACTAAGTGAATTGCGCTTTTATGGTGTTTTATAAGTTGAATTTTTATGAGAAGTGGTATTGCTACTGCTTCTCTTTTTTATATTGGAACAAAAGGAAAGAAGGTGAGACAATGGCTAATTTAAGACAAGCCAAAACTGATGATGAGGTCAAAAAGTTAACAGTAAATAATGTAAAAGGTGCGTATCATGATTTAGCCATTGACTACAACCATTTACTAGATTTGGATTATATCTATTGTCCTCATTGTGGAAAATGGAAATCAACTAAAGGTAATGGAAACTTTTATAAATCTAACAAAAGTAAAAGCGGATTTGAGCATTTTGCATGTAAGGCTTGTATTTTAGATTTGTGTACTGACGTAGATCCTAAAACTGGCGTTAGAACAGACAATAGAGAAAAAACAATTAACACTTTTAGGCAGCTTGATTGGAAATTTAGCGAAAGTGATTATAACGCACAACTACAAGCTATTAATGAAGGTGTTGGTGAAAAAGTTCGTGGAACGGCTGTTCAAAATCTTATTGTAATGGTAGCTTCTCTTCCACAGTATAATAACACTTCCTATAAAGACTCTGAATTTTCTGTTGATGATATGGAAAATAATCCAGAAACAAATACAAAGATTGTCCAAAAAACTCTCAAATCTGCAAAAAAGCGATTTGGAAACAATTATAACAATGAAGAACTTATGTATCTTGAGACGGAATACCAAGATTGGACGACACGTTACCCCTGTGAAAATAAATCTCAAGAACTTTTATTTAAACGAGTATGTTGTAAGGAACTTGAAATAGATAATGCTCAAAAAAATGGGAAAGATACAAAAGATTTAGATGCTACTTTGCAGAATTTATTAGGAAGTTTAAATATCAAGCCTAATCAGAAAACTGCATCTGAATTAACTGATAATCTTACATTTGGACAGCTTATTGATAGATGGGAGCAGGAACAACCTATACCAGAGCCACAAGGAGAATTTAAAGATCCTGATAAAATTGGATTGCTGATTGATGTATTCTTCAAAGGGCACTTATCTAAGATGATGGGATTAAAGAATGCATTTTCTGCAACATATGAGAAATTTATTTCTAAATATACTGTTAAGAAACCTGAGTATGATGAAGATACTGATTCAGAAGCATTATTTGATAAGATATTCGGTCAAAAAGCTGATGAGGAGGTATAATTATGCCTCAAGTAAAAACTCAAACAGAGATAGAAAAAGACAAGCAACAAAAAATAATGGAAACTGTTGCTTGGAGAGCTGGGTATTATCGCAGTAATCCACATAGATATGTTATTGACGTGTTGGGACTATCTTTAAAATGGTTTCAACAAATTTTGTTATGGTGCATGATGCACTATAACTTCGTTATGTATCTGGCAGCGAGAGGTCAAGGTAAGACATACCTAACCGCCCTCTTCTGCTGTGTAAGATGTATTTTATTTCCTGGAACAAAAATCGTTGTTAGTTCTGGAACTCTGAAACAAGCTAACGAAGTCTTGCTCAAAATACAAGATGATTTTATGAAACAGTCTTCCATATTACGTTCTGAAATTGAGAAATGTAATATAGGTCAAAACGATGCTTCTATTTATTTCAAAAATGGTTCATGGATAAAAACTCGTACAAGCTCGGAGAACAGCCGTTCAGCCAGAGCAAATTGTATAGTCGTGGATGAATTTCGTATGGTTGATGAAACTGTAATTAATACAGTATTACGAAAATTCTTAACAAGCCCTAGACAACCTAAATATCTGAGAAAGCCTGAATATGCACATTTGCAGGAAAGAAATAAGGAAATCTATATGTCCAGTGCATATTTTAAAAGTTCATGGGCGTATAAAAAGGCACAAAGTTATACATTAAATTTCTTTGACGACACGAAGAAATATTTCATCTGTGGATTACCTTATCAAGTTTCAATAAGAGAAGGTTTGCTATCTCGCTCTCAGTTAGAGGATGAAATGAGTGAAGCTGACTATAATGAGCTTGTTCAACAAATGGAAATGGAATGTTTGTGGTTTGGTGACACGGATGGTAGTTTATTCAAATTTGATGAACTTACAGCACGTAGACGGTTGAGAAAAGCATTTCCACCATTAAGTTTCTGTAATGACAAGATAACAATTCCGAAGTTGACTGCTACAGGTAAAAGAATTTTATCCATTGACGTTGCTCTTATGAAATCTACAAAAAAGAAAAAGAATGATGCTTCGGCTATTTACATTAATGATTTAATTCAAGTAAATGATACAGCTTACCAGTCAAATTTTGTTTATGGTGAAACTTTTGAAGGTTTAAAAACAGATGAGTTAGGAATGATTGTTATGAAGTATTTTTATGAATATCAATGTACAGATTTAGTTTTAGATACTAACGGTATCGGCTTGGGTGTATATGATTTCATAACAAAGGATCAAATTTGCCAAGAAAACGGCAAAAGATATAAAGCCATGACATGTATAAATGATAAGGATATGGCTGAACGATGTAAGGTTCGTGATGCAAATAAAGTTGTTTGGTCTGTAAAGGCTAATGCTAATTTTAACAATGAAATATGTGTATTACTTAGAAACGGAATACAAAATGGAAAAATCAATTTTCTTATTCCTGAACAAGATGCTGATAGTTCATTAAAAGAAACTTATAAAGGATATTTTAAGATGTCTCCAACAGAACAGGCTAAATTGAAAATGTCATACATACAAACAACTTTTGCTGTTTATGAATTAATAAAATTAGATCATGAAGTTAAAAATGGAAATATTAAGGTAAAAGAGGTTGAAGGTATGCGTAAAGATAGATATTCTTCCATCGCCTATTCTTACTGGTGTGCTTGTCAGTTAGAACTTAAATTGAAACCCCAAACACAAAATACACAATCTTTAATTAATAAACTCCCTATCCGTCAACCATCACACTCATCTTCATTTTCAAAACGATTCTAATTAAATCACAAAAATTCACACATAAAAATTAAATAAAAAATCTCAAAGAAAAGGAGGTGTTTACTACATAAATGGCACGACCAAAAAAAGAGATGTCAGAAACATCTCCTAAAACAACTACTAAGCGACAACCTACGGCTGCTGAACGAAAGCAGTATATGGAAAAGCTTGAAGCACAGAAACAAAAATTTGCCGAAAGCAAACAGGCATTTAAGCAAGTTCGTGATGTAACCAAAACAGTTCGACAGACAACTATTAGTTCTTATAGTAAAGATGATGTCATCAGATATTTACAGAACATAGACAGCTATGAATCTGAATTACGTGGATTATCACGTTATCTCTTCTATCGTTCTCAGGTATATTTCAGATTGATTATGTATAACGCTACAATGTTTGATTTGAATTCAAGATATGTTGTTCCTACATATAATCCCATTGAAGATAATGATAAAGAAGCAATCCTAAAAGATTATTATGAAACATTACAGGTCTTAGACAGGATGGATTTACAGAACAGCCTACTTCCTATGTTAATCAATAATTTTATCGAAGATGTTTATTATGGTTGTTGTTGGATAGATGAGACAGGTATTTTCATATTAAAAATACCACCTGAATATTGTAGGATTTCAGGAAAATATTTCACAGGTGATTTTTCATTCAGCGTGGATATGAGTAATTATAAAAAATTTGAAGATATCCTTGATTTTCTTGGAGAACCATTAAGTTCAATGTATAAAGCTTATGGTGGAGATAGTAAAAACAAATGGCAACCTATGCCAGATGAATATGCTTTGTGTACAAAGTCAAGAATGGAGTCTTGGGAAACAATTGTACCAATTTACAGTGGACTATTCATCGACTTAATTGGGTTGCTTAATTTAGCTGATGTACAAGCTGTAGCAGATGAACAACAGATTTATAAATTGATTACTGCTACTATTCCAACATTATCAGGTGCAACAGATCCCGATGCATGGTCAGTTAATATTGACTTAGCTGTGGATTATTACAACAAGATGGTTGAAAGTTTACCTGATTATGTAGGTGCTGCAATTACCCCTATCCCACTTGGTACTATTTCATTCTCTGATGACCAATCTACTGACACAACAAAAGTTCAAAAGGCAACAAAGGAAGTTTTAAATACTTCTGGTGGCGCACAGATTTTGAACTCTTCTACTATTAGTGGAGCTGAAGCATTTCGTTCAGCGACTCGTGCTGATACAGAATTTGCAATTTCAGCATTACTTGGTCAGATTCAAGGTTGGACAAATCGTATGCTTGGCTATCAAGTTTCTAATCCTGCCAAAGTAAAATTCTTTGAAGTATCAGCATATACCAAAGACGCATTTAAGGAATCATTACAAAAAGATTTACAGTATGATGCAACAAAGATTCTTGCAATCAATGCACTTAATGGTATTAGTGAATTAGATACATTATCACTCGCATTCTTAGGTAATGACATTCTTGATTTACCAAATAGATTTAAGATTCTTACTTCTGCTAATACAGTTTCAAATAGCTCTGATGGAACAAAACCAGAGGTTTCTGATACACAGATTTCAGATGAGGGAAGTGAAACTCGTGACCAGAATAAGAACGATAATTAGGAGATAAAAGGATGGAACAGAATTTTATAAAAACTACAGATGTCTCTACTGCCGAGAAATTATCCTCTCTTGGTTTTCAGAGAATAGATATTGCGAATGGTATTTATACCTTTTTGAATTCTGGAAAAATTCAGTTTTCAAATGATGATATAGATAAAAGAAAAATTCAGTATAGCAATATGCTGAGTATTTAGCACTCTCCTATCTGAGTGCTCATGAATAATTCAGAAAGGAGGAAATAATGCAAAAGAAATATTTTACAATTGAAGATTTAATTAGTTTCTGTAAGCATAAGAAAATGTATAATTTTTCTTCAAAAGAATCTGGCAAACCACTTTATGTACAGGCGGTTCAAGATTTTTCTTCTGCTGACATAGAAAAAGCCGAAGATAATAAATTATATGCTAAAGTGCGTGTTTGTCACACATTACTTAATCGTAATGGTAGTTACATATCTGAAGATTCTATGAAGGCTGCAATGCCAAGTCTAAAATATTCTCCGCTACTTGCGAACATTCATCAATTGGATGATGGCTCTTGGGATTTCCACTCTCACGATTATCATATAGAAACAGATGAAGATGGTAATGAAATAACCGTATATGATGAAAAACAGGTTGGTACTTTTACAGCAGACGAACCTTTTCTCGAATATGACAAAGATATGGATAAAACATATGTCGTTGCTCGTGTGGCAATTCCTGAATCATATACTCGTTGTGCAGACATCATTCGTGAAAAAAATGGAACAAAGGTGAGCTGTGAGCTGATTGTATACGAGTGTTCATACAATGCAAAAGAAAAGTATCTACAATTAGATGATTTTGAATTTGCAGGATGTACTTGCTTGGGATCTGAGAAAGATGGAACACCTATTGGTGAGGGAATGCTTGGAAGCAAAATTACGCTCGAAGATTTCAGTGAAGAAAATAACAGTCTAATTAAATTTAATGAAAAAATGGTTGAATTACAGGCACGACTTGAAAAATTAGAGACTGCTTGTTTTGACAATAAAAACAATTCTAAGGAAGGAGGAAACAACGTCAATATGAATAAATTTGAAGAGTTATGTCAGAAGTATGGAAAAACAGTTGATGATATTACATTCGATTATGAAAATATGTCAGACGAAGAATTAGTTGAAGCATTTGCAAAAGCATTTGATGATACTGATACTACTGATGGCACTACAGATAATACTTCAACGGAAGATACTCCTTCTACAGACGAGGGTGTAGAACCAACTAATGATGAACCAACCGAATCTACTAAAGATGATAGCAAGGAGGATTCAACTACAGATGAATCAACTACTACTCCATCAGATGATGATGAAGTCAAGAAGAAAGTAGATAATTCTGTATCTAATAATACTGTTGAGTATTCATTTGTGAAAGATGGAGAAATCAAAAAGTTTGCTGTATCTTTACAGGATAAAATCTATGCTATCCAGGATTTAGTAAACGCTACATATGCTGAGACAGATAATACATATTATGGTGTCACTGTTTATGATGATTATGTAATCATGTGTGATTGGTGGTCTGGAAGATATTATAAGCAGACTTATGATTCTAAGGATGACAACTATTCTCTTACTGGTGACAGAGTTGAAGTATATATTGAGTTTGTTACTGCTGATGAACAGAAAGAACTTGATGATATGCGTTCAAATTATGCTGAATTAAAAGCATTTAAGGAAACTGTAGAAAAGAATGAACTTCATGAAAAGCGTGAAGAAATTCTTGCAGATAAGAGATACGAATCTATTTCTACAAAAGATAAAGAAGAAAATTTTGTAAACAAAGATTTTGCCGAGCTTTATAAGAATATGGATAACTACTCTCTTGCTGAACTGGAAACACAGGTTAAAGTGATTCATTCTGATTTTATTGCAGAACATTCAACTTTTTCTGCATCGACAGAGGAGAAGAAATCAACTTCTAAGAAACAGTTCGCTAACCCATCTAAAGTTGTTAAATCAAGTAGATATGGAAAATTGTTTCAGAACAAATAAATAGAAAATTAAATAATCACTTTTTGTTAGGTCGCTTTTATAAAGCGGTCTTTTTTATTTTATCAAATTTAAGGAGGAAAAAATAATGGCTTTACGTTATTCAATTGAACAGCATCATGTTTGCTTCCCTACTAAAGTCCTTTCTGAGCGTGTAGGTAGAACATTAAACATGGTAATTAAGACAGATACAGACAACGGTACTGTATGCGGAAAAGGTAAATATGTATCTTTTGATCAGTATGAGGTCGCTGACGCACCTACTACTTTTGAAGGGGAAATTCTTGAGCAGGCTGCTGATGGAAACTGGTATGTGGAGGTTAAGAAGATTGATCCTAATGCACCAGCGATTTTAATTTATGAAGTTCCTACTATTGCAGAAAACTATAACTCTAAGTTTACAGCTACTTCTAACTTCTTTAACGAAGCAAGTGCAAGTAGAACAAAGACTGTTAGAGGTTTTGTTCTCGGTGTAACAGATGTATATGAGCTTAGTGCAGATGCTTTTGATGGTACACCTGTTGCAGGTAAGAAGGTAACTATCGAAGCTGGTAGCCAGAAACACAAGGTAGCTACTGCGTAAGAAAGGAGGATAAAATATAATGAGTAGAATGAATTTTACCGCACATGTAATGAATGTGTTTAAAGAAATGGAAACATCTTATGATGAAATTAAGAACCTTATGTTTGATTTATATAAGGGAGAACTTGATGAGGGTATTTCTAAGAAGGATGCCGAGGATAAGCTTCGTGAAATGTCTCTTAAAATCTTTGGTTTAACAAAGAATGCTAAGAAGAGAGAGCGTATTCGTGCTTACGAAGAGTTTGGTAGACAGTTCTTTAATGTTATTGAGGAGGTAACAGACTGGACAGTATCTACAGGTCTTAAAGAGAACGAATGGTTCAATGAGCTTGTAAACTATAGAAATCTTAATGATGGTGATGAGAACTTATTTAAGAACGAACATGAGGAAGTAATTCTTTCTGTTGCAAGAATGGGTAAGAGACACCATGATACAATGCTCCAGAGATTACCAGAAGGTGAAACATACTCTGTTGAGACTGATCTTTATGGTGCTGCTGTTGGTGCTGATATTGATAAGTATTTAATTGGACAGGAAGATTGGACAAAACTTATTGATGCTATCACAAAGGCATTCGTTGTTATGGTTCAGGATCTTATCTTCGCAGAAGTTCTTAATGCTCCAAAGAAGCTTCCTGTACAGACAGGTTTCGTTGAGACTGGTGCTTTAAATACACAGAACAGAGGCAAGTTCAACAAGGTACTTCAGAATGTATCTGTTGCAAATGACAATGCGGAAGTTGTAATTATGGGTACTATGGTAGGTCTTCAGGAACTTGAAAACCTTGTAAATGTAAACTGGATTGCTGCTTCTCAGAAGGAAGCCGTTGCTTCTATGGGTAGACTTGGTAATTATGGTCGTTATCGTCTTGTTGAGATTCCACAGAGATTCGCAAGAAATGATGTAACAAAGACTATGTACGATGATGATACACTTTGGATCTTCGCTTCTGGTGATAATAAGATGGTTGATATGGTTGATGTTGGTGAAACAATCATTGATGAGATTACTGACAGAGGTGAGGCTAATAGTAATATTGCGGATCTTATGAAGTACGAAGTACAGAGAGAACTTGGTGTTGCTACTCGTCTTGGTCGTTACTTTGGTCAGTGGAAGATTACTCAGGACTAATTTAATACAATACTTATGTAGGAGGGTATGAAAATACTCTCCTATTTTATATGGAAAGAAAGGAAATAAAAATGGGTTATACAAAGAAAACTGTCGCAAAAACAGAAGAAACTGTTGAAGCGAAAGTAACTGAAAAGCCAAAGAAAACTTTTACTGATTCTGACTTTATTTTATGTCGTTCAGTATGTTTTGGCGGTTTAAATATTACATGTCCATCTGGTAATACATATGAATTTAAGGATTATGGGAAGACTTGCGAAATTAACTACAGAGATTTAGTTACTTTGATTCGTAAGGGTTCTGACCATATTTTCTTGCCTAGATTTATTATTGAAGATGATGATTTGTTAGCTGATTTCCCTTCAGTTACAAAAGTATATGACAATATGTATACAGCAGAGGATTTATTAGAAATTTTAGATTTACCTAATAGCAGAATGAGAACGGAAATTGAAAAACTTCCTATCGGTGCAAAGGATGTACTTTGTCAGATGGTTGCAGGTGAAATCGCAAATGGACATCTTGATAGTATTTCAAAGGTAAGAACCTTAAGTGAGATTTTTGATTCTGATTTTGATTTGATTAGTAAGTTATTCGTTAAGTAAAGGAGGCTCACAATGACGCTTCCATATGAAACAATTTTTTCACGAACAAGAGGACGAATTTCAGATATGAAAGAACTCTCTCTTGACGAAAACGATTTGCTTGAAATTTATACAGAACGATTAAGCAATGTAATTGCTAATCCAAGAGTGCGCAGGCTATTCTCTTCTCTCACACTCGATGATGAAATTCAACAGTTGGATTTTGTACTGAATAATTCAGTAGATGAAACGGCTGATATGAATTTTGTCGTAGGAATTCTTGTACTTGGAATGACGATTGAATGGTTGCAGCCACAGGTTGATTCTATTATGCACACATCAGTAATGATAGGTGGTAAGGAAGAAAAGAAGCTACTCGACAATCATAAAAATATGATTGACCGTCTGGATTCCATGAAAACCGAATTGAATAAACGTATTCGTGATTACGGATATATGTACAATTCTTATATCAATATGGAGTCCTAATATGCAATACATATATGGCGACTTCACAGACAAGCAAATCAATGAAGCAGTTCGTGCAATGCATGGCGACATTCACAAATTACTGCTCTATAAAGACAAGACAATTGAAGAGAAAATATTTGAAGATGATGAAGCATTTCTCGTCTTCTTTGAGAATGTTATGTTTAAATTAGGCGGTACAAAAACCTTATTTAATGACAACGGACTTATGGTAACTCTTATGGCAACCTTACAAGGTGCTATGGATAATTTTAAGAGCGACCATTTTAGTTACAAAAAATTCCGTAGGGCGATTTTAGATTCTCACGGATATATAAAAGCAATGTTTGAGGAGGTGGGTTGCGATGCCGAGTCTACAAACAGCTAGGCGTGTCGCAAACGCCAAGAACAACGGTGCTAAAACGATTGGTCAGATTTATAAGGAACAGTCTGACGACATGATGAATTGGACGTGGGATAATGATAAGCAGAGTAAAAAATGCTATATCTATGATTGGAAACATGACGATTCGCCAGATATAAATGTTGGTATGACATATGAGAATACCACAAAGACACCGATTGATGCGAAGATACTTGTAAGTAAGTATGGTTCTATTGATAAGGACTCTCCTACTTTACAGTGTCAGTTCAGACCAAAACAGAAAGAATACTTTACAGAAGATGACGAGTTATTCTATATGGAAGAATATAGAAAAAAGTACCAATTAGTTGATATTTTTGTGGGGATGTTTTTGGATATTCCAGATAAAGATGGACTTTATCATAAACATTTAATCTGTATGAAAGATGTTGAACAGGACTTTCAGAAGTATTTCATTTTACCTTGCGATTATCTCTTGCAGTGGATACAAACCGAAGCAGATAAAAGATATAAGAGAAGTATGTGGTGCGTTTTAAAATCACAGTCTAGTTACAACTCAGGAATTTGGGTAGATAACGTGACCGCAAGCCAACAGAATCAGGAACTTCTGTTTATTCCAACAAATGAAATATCTGATACCATCTATTATGTTTCTGAAGATAACAATAATAACCAACGACTCATTGTAGACATTCCAAACTACTCGATTGAGAATTGGACACCTAATACATGGGTGGTAAGTAAGGTTGAACGAGTTAATGTCCGAGGAAGGACAAAGCTTACTCTATATCAGAAACCATTCAATAGCAATACTGATTATATCGAGAAAGATGAAAATGGTATTATCACAGGTCTTTGGGCTAACTATTTTGATGGTACTGCCCCAACCGATCCATCCACTCCAACTACTCCCCCATCTTCTATCACAGCAAGAATTTCAGCATCCACTTCAACTATTAAAGTTGGTGGTTCTTATAAAAATCTCACAGTAAATCTATTTAATGATTCCAATGAAGATATTACAACTGAATATGCTGATGCAACCTTTACATGGACTTGCTCTATTGATAATGAAGACTGGACTGATAAAGCT